ATTCTTTTGGCGATGGTGGTAGAAGTGATAAAGATGGTAATCTAATTAGAAGTACTTATGGTATAGTAAGTGCTATTGAGAACTATGGTAGTTCTTCTGCTAGTGATGATTATCAGAACATTTTTACTATATCTGAATCTTCTTACAAGTATTCAGACTTCGTAGATGATATGGAAAAAGTATTCCAGTATGTACCAGAAGCAGGTGTTAAGCGTGCTTTTGTAGGTGCTGGTGCTTTAGGATATTGGTCAAAGATGGATGGAACTAATTTCAACGCTGGTAAATCTGGATGGACTGTAAACCTTAGTGATATGAGAAGAGACTCTTATGGTTTTAACTATAGGGTTCTTGAAACTCCACATGGTATTATTCAGTTAATCCCAACTCCAGCATTGCGTGGTGACTATAACAAATACATGGTTGTAGTATCTGACGAGAATTTATTTCACGCTCAGTACAGACCAGCTATGTATCAAGCTAACATTAAGAGCGATAACGCTTTTGATGGTGTTAAAGACCAGTACATGTCTGATGAAGGACTTGGTATTCAGTTAATTGAGAGTCATTCTTTATTCAAGATCTCTTAATAAACTATAATGATGAGTATGGGGAGCTTTTGCTCCCCTGCTCTAGAAAGGAAAAAACATATGCCGATGGGTAAAGGAACGTATGGCTCTAAAAGAGGCAGACCTAAGAAAATGAAAAAAGGTAAATCCATGCCTAAGAAAATGGTTAAAAAGAAAAAAAGAAAATATTAAACTATATAACTATGAGAGTTGCCAAGCTCGGTAAGTTATAAGGAGAACAAGATGGCAAATATAAATGAATATACAGTAAAAGAAGCACAAAACATCCAGCTAGGTCAAGCTGGAGCTAAATATATTAACAATGGTGCAGAGCATACAGGAACATTTGTAGCAATACATTGTTTAAGTGCTTGTACATTTTCAAAAATGACTCCAGAAGATTCTACAAATGGTATGGGTGTTAATGGTAATGGTAATTCTATGACAGACCAGATACCTGCAGGAACAATATTTTATGGTAAATGGAGTGCATTGCAAGCAGGTAATGGACATAAATATATAGCTTATTTAGGTTAGTAATGACTTTTATACAACAAGTAGAAGACTTAGTTGGCGACCAAGCTAGTGGATTAGATACTGCAATACTGCAATATTTGACTGCTTCTGCTAGAGAAGTTCAGTCTGTTTTACCACCTAGATTAAAAATGCGATATGGTTCAGAAAATGTATTAAACAATGCAGATGGTTTAGATGTATCAGATAAAGAAGTTGTAAATATAGAGCTTAATGGTCGTAGTGTATCTGAAGTTCCTTTAGGAAATAAAGCAGATGTAGAAGATACAAATAGTCTACACTTTGCAACTGCTAGAACTCCTGTGTACTACATGCAGGGAGTAAGAATAATGGTTAAGCCAAATCCTACTCCTTCAGCTCCAGCAAGATTATATACTTTAAGTTATCCTACAGTTGGTAGTAGTGATACAGAAATAACTAATATGCCAAGCACAGCTTATTACGCTGTTGTTTTAGGTGCTGCTATTAAATTTTTACAGAATGTATTAAATACACAGGTACAAACAGATGAAGATGTAGAGCTAGCACAAGGAACTAGTTTACAAATACAGTCATTAACTCCTTTATACACTCAAGAACTACAGAGAATAGGAGCATTAATATGACACAACAACAATTACATGAATTAATTCGTGAGCATCATCCAGACATGACTGAAACAGAAATACGCACAAGATTGAATAATGCGTCTAAAGAATTTGCTAGAAAAAGCAGAAGTCTTGAAGGTGCTTTTCAGTTTGATACTGAAATAGAAAAAAGATATTACGGATTAGATTCTAAAATTATAGAAGTGAAACATGTTGATTTTGATGGTAAGACTATACAAAGAAGTTTAGTTAGACCAGAAGAAAGAGATTTAACATAATGGAACATTTATATTTTATAGAACGTAATGCAATAGCAATAGTGAAACATACTGGTAATAATAACTTTATAAGTCCATCATCTGTTAAAACAGTTACAATGTTTGTAATAAAAGAAGATGAAGAATTTATAGCAGCAGATACAGGTACTGGAATTGGAATGTTAGAAGAACCAGCATATAAACCTGAATTTCACGAAGCTTTAGCTTACAAAGTTATAGCTCAAGGTTATGAAAAAAGACCAGAAACATTAGAATTAGCACAATACTTCAAAGCAATGTTTGAAGAAAAAGTTAGAGAATCTTTAGAAACTGCTAATAAAGGAATAGATGGTTCTGGTTATACAATAGCAGGGTATGATTTATAATGGGATTTGTTACACAATTTGGACAAAGCCAAGAAGTAAGTGCAACATGGAATCTTGCTAATATTACATTTGGAAATGCAGATTTTACATTTGATTCACTTACTGCTACAGTCATACTAGATAATACTACTACGTTATCTGAAATAAATATAGGTACTCCTGTATATACAGATGTTGATATTCCATTACCAACATATACAGCAGTAGCACAAGTAGCAAAACCAACATTTACGGAGGTGTCAATTGGCTAGTTTACAAGACAAATTAATAAAAGATTCGTATAAAGATTTATTAACAGTATCAGGTACAACCGCAAATGAAGGATTGGAAAGTACTGCTAAAAGAGTATTTGATGGTGATGGTATTGGTAGTCCTTTATTTTTAGGTACTAATACATTAGACATTGTAGGTACTACAACTATAACTGGTGATACAACAATGACTGGTAATTTAACAATTACTGGAGATTTAACAGTAGATGATATAGTAGCAGATGATATTAAAGGTGATACATTATCATTGCGTGACCAATCAAATGATACTCAAATACAAGTAGCAAGAATTAATTTTGATTCTAATGAGGGAGCAAGACTTAATATATTACGAAAAGTAATAATGAAAGATAAGATAGAAATCAATGGATCTTCTGGTACATTGATTTTAGAAGCTAATAATGGCTTAGAAGCAAAAACAGATGGTACGTTAAAGTTGCAAACAACAACTGCAAGCTTTCCTACCAGCCCTAGTAATGGGGATTTAATCAATAAAGATGGCGTAGTGTACATTGCCGTACAGTAGGCTAGTTAAAGGAGAATAAACAATGGCAAATTGGAAACGAGTAATTACTACCAGCGATGATAGTAGTTATAAAAATAGTAACCTATCTGCAAGCGATATACCTGCTGACTCCATTACAGGAGCAAAAATTGCTGATGATGCTATCGACTCAGAACATATAGCAGCTGACTCAATTGATGCAGAACATTATGCCCCTGGTAGTGTAGATAGGTTTGCAATAGGTACTGGACAAGTAAGAGAAGCAAATCTTGGAGATTTATCAGTAGCAACAGGTAAGTTACAAGATGATGCAGTTACTAATGCTAAAATTGGAGCAGATGCAGTAACTGGTACAGAAATAGCAGATGATGCAATAGATTCAGAGCATTATACTGATGGCAGTATAGATACTGCACATATAGCTAATGATGCAGTTACTTTTGCAAAAATGCAACACACTACAACTGCTAATAGAGTATTGGGTGCAACAAGTGCTGGAGCAATTGGACAGGTACAAGTAGTTGAAGGTATGATAGCAAGTGATGCAGTAACTCATAGTAAGATAGCTGATGGTGCAATAAGAGCGCCTCTACTTGCTACAGATGTAATTAATGGTCAAACTGCAGAAACAAGTATTGCAGATGCAGATGAAATATTAATATATGATGTAAGTGCCTCTGCTAATAGAAAGATAACTAAAGCAAACTTTATAACTGGGTTAGGTGTAGATACAAACTTAACACAAGAAGAAGTAGAAGATTTTGCTGGAGCGCTTGTAGCTACAGGTGGTACTAAAACTGGTATTACAGTTACATACGATGATACTAACGGAGATATGGATTTTGTTGTAGCATCACAAACTGATAATAACTTTACTACTGCTTTAAAGAATAAATTAGATGGTATTGAAGCCTCTGCTGATGTTACTGATGCAACAAATGTAGCAGCTGCTGGAGCTTTGATGGATTCTGAAATTTCATCTCTTGCAAGTGTTAAAGCAATAAATCAATCTTTAATAAGTGGAGCATCACCAACATTTGGTACAGCAAATATGTCAGATGCTTCAAACAAGAGATTTATGACTGATGCTCAAGAAAGCAAACTTGATGGAATAGAAGCTGGTGCAGATGTAACAGATAAAACTAATGTAGCTGCAGCTCTTAATTCTAACTTAGGTTCATTGACAATTGGTGATTCAAATGATAATATTACAATTTCTGGTAACTTAACAGTAGGTGGTACTACAACAACTGTTAATACTGAAGAAATTAAATTAGCTGATAATACAATTGTATTAAACTCTAATGCAAGTGGTACACCTACTGAAGATGGTGGTATTGAAATAGAGCGTGGTTCAAGAGCTAATGTAAACTTAGTATGGGATGAATCAGCTCTTGAGTGGACATCTCAAGTTTATAAGAGTAGCTCTAATGACACTACTAATTATAATGGTAAGATCCCTGTGATACAAAGAGCATCAAGTGGTACTTCTGGAGCAGATACTACAGTTGGAAGTATGTTCATTAATACATCTACAGGTAACGTATACATTTATAGTTAATGTCTAAATATATTATGAATGAAAACAACCCTGTTGTAAAAGAACACGATTCTGAATTATCTTTAAATATTAAAGATACAGACTTTTTACTACGTTTAATTAAAAGAAGTTCTTTTAGTGGCGAAGAAATAGAAGTTGGGTATAGAGTAATTCAGAAACTAGGAATAATACACAGGAGTTATCTTGAAGATTGATTTAGATATAACAGCTTTGAATGTTATTAGCTCTTCTTTAAAAAATGTTACTTTAAAAGGTGAAGATGCTGTAGCGTTTGCTAAAGTAATAACTAAAATAGATGCAGCATTTGAGAAAGAGTTAGGAAAACAAAATAATGGCTAGCTGGAAGCAAATAATAGTTAATGCAAATAATAGCGTTGTTAGTAGTAATATAACTGATGGCGCTATTACTGCAAATAAAATAGCAAGTTCTGCAATTAACCATCCTAGCAAATTTGATAATGGTGTAGTAGGTGCTGATGCTTTAGGAAGTAATGCAGTAACTACTGCTAAGATTGCTAGTGGAGCAGTTACTGCTGCTAAAATAGCATCAGATGCAGTTGGTAATGCAAAGATAGCAGACAATGCAGTTCAATCTGCACAATTAGCTAATGGTTCTGTAAGCAATGGTAAGATAGTAAATGATGCAGTTAGCCAAGCTAAAATAGCTGATAATGCAGTAGGTGCTGCTCAATTGATAGTTACTGGTACTGGTAACACATCGCAGTTTTTACGTTCAGATGGAGATGGTACTTTTACTTGGGCAACACCTAGTGCTTCAGTTGCAGATAGTTCTATAACTACTGCTAAACTTGCTGACAATGCAGTTACTTTTGCAAAGATTCAAGACTTATCAGTTCAAGGTGAAAAAATAGCAGATGAAGGAATTGTTGATGGTAAACTTGCAGATGATGCAGTAAGCTCTAATGTAATTCAAGACCAAGCAATTACATTTAGTAAGTTGTCTTATACTGGTCAAAAAAGTACAGGTCAAGCTTTAATATATAATTCAGCTTTATCTGGTGATATAGGTGTAGCAAGTTTTATAAATACACACTCATTAATATTTACTCATAATTTTTCTGATGATATTGCTGCTTCTACTCATTACTTACCTTGGAGTGGTACAGCAGAAGGTACATCTATAAATGGTTCTGATGTAGGTATTACTGCACCAGTTAATATGACATTTAGAAGATTAATGTTTAGAAGTGAATGGATAAGTGCTACTGTAACAATAAGTTTTAAATTTTATAAAAGAGTTTCTGGTACAACTTCGTTTACATTAGTTGATAGTACAACTCTTACATATGCATCAAACGAAGATCATACTGTAAAAGTAATTGAAGATGGTGTTTCTTCTTCACAAATAAATTTTGCAGTTAATAAAACTGAACAAGCAATAGTTCAATTAGTTGCCAATGTAGATGGTACTCAATTTTCAGACTTTGGTGTTTCATCTATATGGTCTGTAGATATAAATAACATGGATTGGCAGTAATGAGATTAAAATTTGAAACAATAGCAACACCAGCAAAATGGGATGATAGGGAAAAGTTTATTGACCCAAAATTAAATACATCAAAAGATTATCGTATAATACAATATGTAGATGATTATGTTATTATTGAAATAGATGAAGATGATGCATCTGCATTTAGAAAATATGTTGGATATATAGAAGATGCATAATAAAGGAAATAGTCTTGCTGAGTTTACAGTTACCATGGCTATCATGGCTACTTTGGCTACTACTGCCGCTCCTGCTTTTAGTCGTATCTCTGAAGGAGCTAAAGCGAAACAAACAAAAGCAAACTTAGAAAAGATTACTAAAGCATCACAGATGTGGTATAACCAACAAGTAGAAGTCTATGGCATGGGCAAGTTTCCTAGCCAAGCACATAGAACAAGTAGTATAGGAGATATAGAAGATTTTAATAATAATAGAAGAATAGAAGAAGACGAAATTTTAGATGCGCAGTTTGTACCTGTTTTTAATGATACAAGTTTTTTACATTTGTTTGACAATGATACAATTAAGTCACCTTATCAAAGTGGTCGTTATGAATATGCCATTATTGGTGGGAGTGGCACAGGCAATAGTATTGTTAATCCAATATTTATTGTAGTAGATGCAGAGAAACCAATAGATTTTTACAAATATTACAAGCCATGAGTTCTGACGATATACACGATTACATAAAAATAATAATGTTTTTAGCATTTGTATTTGGATTAATGATATTTATATCATGTGATGGTGGTTGGTCTGTTGCAGGATACGAAATATGAGTGATGACAAAACGTACAGGTCATATGGGGTCACTAAACTTGACGATAATTATAGGATTAGTCTTAACATTAAGTGGCTTGGGCAAATTATCGTTGGAGTTACTTTCATTGTGCTGGGGTACATACGTATTGAAAATCGCATTGGAGAACTTGAGCGTAGAATGGAACTCGCTAATGGTAACATTGCAGAACTTGTAGAAAAACACATAGAGGAAGAGGAAGTAAAAATAACTAAAATGCAGGAACAATTAAAGTGGTACGAAGAAGAATTAAACTTAAATCCCTTATCTTGGGGCAAAAAAAAGAGGAAAAGAAAGTAATACTAACAGAGGATGACTTTAATCACAATTATTTTATTAACAGAGAATTGCGGAGAGTTCGCTAATGCCTATACCAAATCATTGCTTTGAGTGCAGTAAACCAATTAATGCATCTGATGGTTGGTATTGTGAACGATGCAAACCAGAATCAGATGAAGAGGAATAATGGATTTTTTAGCAATCTATTCAGAAGCTGGAATGATAGGCGTTGTGGGGGCAATGTTTGTATTCATGGTGTATTCAATGAACAAAAGGGGCAACGAGCAAGCAGAAGCTTTACAAAATTTAAAAGTTGAGAATAAAGGACAAAGTGAAACACTTGAAAATATGGAAGGAATGGTTATCAAGCTTATTAATCGTTGGAATCAATCTGATGACAAGCTTGATAGGAAGTTTGATGACCTTAATAGGGAAATCAATGACCTTGATAATCAAGTTTCTGAAATAAAAGGAAGTCTAAGTAGAGTAAATGGAAAACGCTAAACCAATATCAGATAATAGTGCAATGACTATAAGTCTACCAATGATTATACAAGCAGTAACTTTTATTGTAATGTTAGTTTGGGGATATAGTCAGTTAAATGCTAGGATTAGTTTTCTTGAATATCAAGTAGCTATGAATGAAGAACATATTATTGATTTAGAAGAGGATGCTGAAAAGAATCAAGATGCTGAAATACCAGCAGATATTAAGCAAAATCAAAGAATAGAATACTTAGAAAAAGAAGTAGAAAGGTTAAGAGACAATGGCTAAAGCAAAAGATCCTAAGTTAAAAAGAGCTGGGGTTAGTGGTTACAATAAACCTAAACGTACTCCTAATCATCCTAAGAAGTCTCATGTCGTTGTAGCTAAAGTAGGACAAACTACTAAGCTAATACGTTTTGGACAGCAGGGTGTAAGAGGAGCTGGTAAGAATCCTAAATCAGCTAAAGATAAAGCAAGACGTAAATCGTATTATGCTAGACATAATGCACAAGATGCAAAACCAAGCAAGTTAAGTGCTAGGTATTGGTCACATAAGGTGAAGTGGTAATGGCTAAAGGTTTAAAACATTATTTAAAAAATGGTAAAGAATACAAAGGTGCATCTCATAAAATGTCTAATGGGCATCTACATAGTGGTAAGACTCATACTAAATCTTCTAAACGTTTATTTCACTACGGTGATTTATCAAAGAAAGCACAAGTAACTGCAAAGAAAGGTTGGAAAAAGTAATGGCTAAAAAAGTAAGTTGGATGTGGGGTGGCAAACGTTACTCTGGTACATTAATTAGAGAAACTAAAACACATAAGTTTGCTAGAACACATAACGGTAAAATAAAAAAGATAGTTAAAAAGAAAAAATAATGGACAGCTTAAAAGTAGCATCAGCAAGCATATTTAATTATGGTTTGTCTCTAGCGCACGCAAGTTTATTCTTGCAATGCGTAGTAGCAATAATGACTATAATTTATTTAGGTTATAAAATAAACATAATAAGGAAAGTAAAATGAGTAAAGCAATATTAGCAGGAATTATAGATAAAGCTAAAGACCATATTGTAGATGAATATGCAGATGGTATGGTAGAGCATATACAATCTGATGGTTTTAAAGAAATGTTAGCATCTAAAATTAATAAAAAAATAGACATACCTTTTGTATCAGAAGAGAAAGAACAAATCTTTTTTGAGAAGTGTGTTGATTTAGTTACAGATGTAATTGAAGGAATTGTAAAAAGATAATGCCAAAATTTGGTAGCAGGTCACGAAGAAGACTAAAAGGGGTAGACCCTAAGTTAGTAGAAGTATTAGAAGAAGTTTGTAAATACTTTGATATAACTGTAATAGAAGGTTTAAGAAGTCAGGAAAGACAAAATGAATTGGTTGCACAAGGTAAAAGCAAAACTAAATTTGGTAAGCATGTCGCTGGGGAAGCTGTGGACATTGCTCCTTATCCAATTGATTGGAATGCTAGGGATGATTTTCATTACCTTGGTGGTTTTGTTTTGGGGATAGCAGCAAGTAAGGGAATTAATATTCGTTGGGGAGGCGATTGGAGTGACTCAAGTTTAAGTCAAGGTAGAAGAACTACTAAAGATAATAACTTTGATGATTTAGTTCACTTCGAGTTAAAAAAGTAACATGGGAGTTTACTGTGAAAATAAAAGACAGAGTGGTTATCTTTCCAGATATACACTTTCCAAACCACGATAAGAAAGCATATGCATGTGCATTAAATGTTATAAAGGAAGTAAAACCTACAGCATTTTTGCTATTAGGAGATACAATTGATGGTGAGTCAGTAAGTCATTGGCAATGGTCTAAAAAGAAAAGACCACCTGTCGAGTATCAATTACCTGCAATAGATAAGGAAATAGAATATGGAAACAAAGGACTTGATGAAATTGATGAAGTTTTACAATTGGTACAATGCAAGAAGAAGATCTTTGCACAAGGAAACCACGAAATCTGGTTTGACAACTTCGTTGAAGAAAACCCATACCTAGATAAATACGAAAGTAGGAAAGCATTTAAGTTTGATGAGCGTGGATATGAATGGCATAAATATGGAGAAGTCTTCAAAGTACTTGGTAGCAAGTTGTACGCTTATCATGGGGGGCATTATATGGGAGTGTCACACGCAAGGACTCATGCCCTGCAATTGGGATGCAACGTCATCTATGGACATACCCATGATTGTCAAAAAGCCACAATCCAACACATCAGCGGAAGCCACATGGCTCATTCAATGGGATGCTTAACTGATATGACTAAAAGTTATTTAAAAGGTAGACCAACTAATTGGAGTCATAACGTAGGTGTTTGTGATATATTATCTAATGGAAATTTTAATTTAGTAGTCTTAACAATAAGTAATGGCTACACAACATATAATGGAAAAATAATAAGTGCCTAAAGAATTATTTGAAATAAAACAATTTGAAACTGGTAATGTTTATAATGCAGATGATAGAGACATTCCAGATGATGCTGCTGTTTATAGTGAAAACATAGACCCTTATAGTCAGTCTGGTTCTCTAATGAGTATTCATGGAGATACTGCTATAAAAACTGGTGTTGATGCAAATAGAATGGCAATGATAAACGATAATGGTACATATAGATTAGTCTATGTAGATAGTTCAGATTTTGATATAAAGAAAGTTGATGATTTACATGGAACTCCTAGTACACCTGCAGTTGTTGAATCTGGTACGTTTGGTACTGCTACTAGTATACCTGCTATGCAAGTTAATAATAAAGAAGTGCATATGGGTATAGGTAAAGATAAAGACCCTAAATGGGTAGGTATTATTTCTCATGGACAATTTGGAGCTAATCCACCAAGTGGTATTCAATCTACTACAGCAGAATTAAGTTCTCCTAATCCATTTCCTTTAATGCATTCTGTTATTGCTGATTCTACAAATACATATGTATATGGAATACAAGATAATGGTAATTATGTTTTTAAATTTGATATAGCTACTGGATTTCTTGTAAGACGTTCAGAATATTTTTTCTCATCAACACAAGCTATGACATTTTCTAGTGATGGTAATTTATTTGTAGCTGACCAAGTAGCATCTAATTTTACAATGTTAAAAATAGATAAAGACAATATGGATGTAATGCAGAGTAGGGTTCTTACAGGTACTTCTGGTGTTACAGATTTAATGATATGTGGAAATACAATGTGGTTAGCAAGAGGTAACTATGAGGGTAATACTTTTTTATGGAATGTGTCTGTAGGAAATTTAACTACAGGTTCTACACCTATAGCATGTACAAATAGAAGTCCTTATATGGGTGTAGACCAAGCAGCAAATACTGCTGTAGGTGATTGGGCAACAAGTGCAAATCAAAAAGTAGCAGTTCGTATGGCTACAGCTAAGTTGCCTTTAATAAGAGTAACAGGAAGTAATAGTTATGTAGGTATAGCAACATATGTACAACCTTCAGAAAGTACTGCATATGTAAGATGGTATCATGCAAGTAATGATAATGATTATATGGGTGGTAACACAAGTGGTGCAGGATTAAAAGCAGGTATAAGATGGTTTGCACATGTTATAAGAGATACTTATACAGCTGGTGATAAATTAGATACAATTACTAGAGGCATTGTATATGCTTTTGATGAAGCTTTTAATAAAACATATGATAAGGTATATCAAGTTAAACAAACAGATAATTCTAATCATTTAAATTTTATATGTGAAGGTAGTTCTACAAACAAAAGTGATTTATTTCGTCAAAATAAGTTAGCATTTAATCATACAGTTACTCAGTTAATTGACTCTTCAAGAATTGTTATAGGTAGTGGTATAGATGTTGAAGATGCAGTAGCAAGTGAAGTAAATGGTTTTTATAATGTATATTCTTCTGCTGGTCAAGTACGTTGGGCAGCTGGAAATTCTGGATCTCTTGTTAAAAAAGCAGAGGGTGAAGTACAGTTAACTATAAGTAATAATACAGCTGTAAGTGGAAGTATAAATCCTTCACATGACCATTTTTATGCAACATCTTTTACATATGATGGTTATCAAGAATCTCCATTAGCAGGTTGGCAACATATAGATAATAGTACGATTAGTCAAGATGCATTAAATGTAAAAATAAATTTGTTTACATCTAATTTAAGTAAAAGAGTTACACATGTTAATTTATATAGGTCTAGTTCTGCATCTTCTACTGCAGTACAGCCTGCTGGATTTTTTAGGTTAGTTAAAAGTATACCATTAAAATCTGGATTTTTAGAAACAGATTCTTCTACAACTAATCCAAACTGGGGTAAATTTTATAGTAAAACAATAATTGATGATGGTGTGTCTCATGCATCTTATGAAGCAAGAACTGGTATATCAGAAGCTCTATTAAATACCTTACCTAAATATACTTTAAGTGCTAAAGTAAATAACTTTTTATACATAACAGGATGTTCTCATATAGACATAGATGATGCTACAAATTATTTATTTAAATCTAGACCATTTAACTTAGACCAATTTAATATTGTAAGAGACTATTTATTATTGCCTAATACAGCAACAGCAATGGAAACATTTAATGGAAGATTGTATGTTTATTCTGAAAATGAAACATACATAGTAAATCCAGATGGAATGTTTATAGAAGACACTATTAAAGGCATAGGTTGCAGAAATCAAAATTCTGTTATAGCATCAGATGTTGGTTTATGTTGGCTTGATAAAAATAGTATCTATTATCATAATGGAAGTAAAATAAATGATATAGGTAGAAGAATAAAACAAGCTCATCAATTAGATGATGTAAGAAATTCTTATAGTGCATTAGATAATTTATGTGAATTTAATAGTTCAGAATATGGTGGTGATATTGTATTAGGATATGATGGATACAGAAAATCATTTTGTTTTTTCTATCAATACAAATTTGACACTACAAGTAGTTTTACACATAGTGTTAGTACTAATCAAACTTCAGAATTTATAAATCATGGTGGAAGTCCTAGTAGTACAATTGAAGTTGGTCAATTAGTATCAGGTTCAGGTATCCCTGCCAATACAACAATTGTTGCTATAGATAATGCAAATAGATTTGAAATAAGTAATCCTGCAACTGCAACTGCAAATATAACTTTAACAATTACTACTGTAACAAATAATTTTGTACCACAATGTTTAGTATACACAGTACCTAAGAATAGATGGGATGTATGGAACAGACCATATTCTTCTAGTACTAACTTGTTAACATTAAGTGCTATTAATGGTAAAAATAATGAGCTAATAGTATCAGATAATGTTAATGGTTTAATAAAGCCATTTGACCCTAAAAATTCTACAAGATTAGATAATTTTATATGGTATAGTAAAAAATTTACAATGGGTGACTCTACATCAGATAAAAAGTTTTATAAGGCAGAAATATTATCTGAAGATAGTGTACCTACAATAATAGTCAACACAACAGAAAATAGTAGTGCTTATTCAGCATTATCTTCTAAAAGAACTTCTAGACATGCTCAAGTTAAACTTTCAGTAACTGGTGATTCTACATCTACAATAGATGGCATGAGACTTGTTTTTAGAAGGTTGAAAAGAACAAAGGATATGTCGTGATAAGTAAAAAACGTTCACAAAGAATTACTGAAAATAATATGCAAAGAATTATAGATAAAATCTATGATGATTTAAATGAATTAATAGATGCTGTAAATAGCAAAGATACTGTTTTAGTACCAGATGAATCTGTTGGTAAAGAAGGTAATATTAGAATAATAAGAGATCCTAATGGAGACTCTTATAAAATACAAGGGCGTACAAGTGAAGGTTGGGCAAGTACGTCAATAACTTTAAATGAGGAGTAAATTATGCCACCACGATTAATGATGAATCAATATGTAAATGAGTTTGGAGATGGAGGAGGCGCTTCACCAATGATGAATATGCCACCATCACCACAAATGGGTGTACTTAGTCAGTACGGTAATATGGGAGTAAACTTTTTAAATCCTAATGCAGGAGCATTAACTAATAATATATTATCAAGTGCTATGCAAAATGTAGGTATGCCTACTATGCCAACACAAACACCTCTGCAAAACTTTGGAGCTAAAGCAGGTAATTTTCTTAGTAAGGCAGGAGGTGTCCTTGGTAAAGGTATAGGATTGCTTGGAGGAGCAGCGCCTGTAGCTGCAGGATTATTTGGATTGATGGGTTTAGCATCAAGCAGAAGAAATAAACCAAGAGATATAAATGTAGATTTTGATTTTGGATTAACAGAATCTGATTATAATGTTAATCAAAATTTACAAAGTAGTATGAATGATTTATCTGGATTAGGTGGGCAGTTTGCACAACAATCGCAAGACATGTTAAATCCTAATTCAACATATAATCAAAGACAATTTGATATGTTAAGAAGAAACATAGGTGACCAATCAGCACAAAGCATAAATGCAATGAACGCTGCTATGGCTTCTAGAGGAGTTATGGGAATGGGTGGATTATATGATACTATAGCAAGTAGACAAGCTGGTGACCAATTTGCACAAGGACAACAAGGTATTATTAATCAAGGTACTCAACTTGCTAGTGCAATGGGTAATTTAGCTATGGGAGCTTTTGGTCAAGCTGGACAACTTGGAGCTGGTGTTGATGCAAGAGCATTACAAAACAATCAGTTTAATGCTCAAAACATGAATACTTACAATCAGCAAAGAGTAATGGCTGAATACAATCAGCAAGTACAGAATAGAAATGCACAGGCTGCATATCGAAATAGTCAATCTAATAACTTATTTAATTTAGCTGGTAGCTTTTTAGGATTGGGGAAATAATATGATTGTACCAAACATGCAAACAAGGTTTACTGGATATAATGCCAGAGGAACAGAAAACCTTTTAAATGCAGTAATGCAAAAAAGACAACAAGATATAACTGTTGATATGGCTAATGCTGCTAATCAATTAAGAAGAGAAGGATTTCAATTACAAAGAGATCTTGCCAAAGATAGAAATGATTTAACTTCACAAGGATTAGCACAAGCTAAAGAAATGAATGATGCTCAAATAAAAGACTTGAATAGCAGAATGAATCAAAGACTTGCAGACCAAGCTTATAGAGATAGAGTATTTGCTTTATCTAATCAATTAAGACAAGATGAAGTTAAATATAAAAGAGGTTTAGCAGTAGAAGGAATAAATAGAGCTATATCAAATGAAAATGAAGCTGATAGACAAAGGAATAAAACAAAGTACATTGAGAATGCTAAGAAGAATCCTTTAAATCAATTTAAAACTGAAGATGAATTAGGTAAAATGTTTGATGAGCTTGCTCCAAAGCAACAATATCAACCAGATATGTCAAGGTTAATAGGTAGTAGTAGTGATGTAGCACCTGCAGATATGAATCAAATATTGCAGTTTGTTCCACAACAGCAACAATTACAAACAAATTTTTTAAACATGTTGATGTTAAATCAATTAGGTAACATAGGAGGACAGTACTAATGAATCCAATGCAAATAATAAGTCTTATAGACGAATATAATAGTGACCCAAGAAAGTTTACTGATGCTGAATCAGAAGTAGTAGCTGAACTTGCTAAAGCTATGAATAGAAGTTTTAAAAGAGAAAGTAAACCAATTAGAAAAGCTATATTTGAATTAGGAGATATGGCTACTTTTGGATTACTTCCAGATAGTTACAGACCTGTATCTAGAGGTGAAAAAGCTTTTGGAGAAACAGATACTGATTCAATGGCATCAGGTATTGGTATGATAGGTGGTTTAGCAGCTGGAATATTAGGAGCAGGTAAAGCTGTATCATTTGGTGCTGGAGCATTAAAAAGCAGAGCTGGTGATGCATTAAAAGCTGTAAGAAATAGAATGAGTGGAGTTGGACAAAGAATGAGTCCAATTACAGAAGGTGCTAGTCAGATGGCTGGTTCATTAGGCAGAGGTGCTGCTGGATTAGGAATGGGTATGGGTAGAGCTGGAGCAAACTATGCAAGAATGGGTAAATTTAAAGCGGCATCAAGTTTAGCTAAAAATTTAAACATACCAATGGATGTTGCAGAAAAATATTTAAATTATAGTGCTGTAGGTGCTGGTAGTTTATTAGGTTTAAGTGCTTTAATTGGTGGAGAAGCGTTACCAGTATTAGAAGAAGGTACTCCAAAAAATCCATTTTCTAGTTATTACAATTATCCAAAGCTTTATGGCAATGCACCAGCAGAGGAAAGATATTTTAGTGACCCAAATAGGTAATTAATGGCTAATCCATACGAAGGCTACAAAGTAAAGAGCCTTATAAATACATACAGAGCTAATCCTGATATGTTTAATGATGACCAACTAGATGAGTTGGAGTCATTAGCAGAACAAAATGAAATAAACTTTAAAAGACTAGAAGGTAATTTTAGTTTAAGAAGAGGTTTACAACAAGCACAAGCAGGATTCTTAGAAGGTCTAACTACATTTGACCTAATACCTAAAGAACCTCGTACAACAGGCGAAGCAATATTTAGACAACTTGGGCATCTTGCAGGTTTTGCTCCTGCTATTATGAGAGCGCCATTATCTGTTTTTAGCAGATTTAAAGGCACAGGAATGTACCAAGCATTAGAAGCTGGCATCAAAACACTAGATGATATTGCTATTCCAATGAAATTTTCTAGAGGTACAAAAGCTACCTTTGATAAAGTATTGGAAAAGACTGGTGCTGACACTATAGATTTTTTACGAAAAGGTGCTGCTACTAGACAAATAACTGAAGAAGCATTAGGTCTTGGTGTAGCTAGTGCTGTTAGTTCTGTGTGGAAAGGCTCTGATGTAATGGCTGATGCATTTGTAGGTGGAGCTATAGCAGGTGGTGCGTTTGGTGGTATAGGTAATTTTGTATCTGTGGGTAAAATGTATAAGGGTACTCCAGAACAAATTCAAACAGCTAATGCTAGATTAAGAGCTGGAGTAGCTAGTTTGTTTATGGGATTACCTGCTACCATGAGAAATGACCCTATAGAAATGCAAATCTATGAGTATTTATTAGGTGGATTCTTTGGTTATAATACCAGACCTGCTTACAAACAAGCTGCTGGTGAGTGGATGATAGGTAAAAAAGGTGAAAGATTGGGTAGAAATATGCAAGATATATTAGACCCAGAGCATGCTAAAGATTGGAATACTATAACTAAACGAACACAAGATTTTATTTTATATGAACATCCTATGGGTGAGTCACTTACCTTTCCTAATTCTGAAAAGTTAAAAGGTGCTACTGGTGCTTCATTAGGTTATTTAGAAAAAAACTTTCCAGAAGCAAGGTGGAGACAACTAGCAGAAACTTATATTAAAAATTCTGGTAGAGAAGTTAATGATGCTAATATACAAGCATTTTATAGATTAAGAGCTGCAGATGCAATGGCTGTATTGCAGGGTAGGTTAAGAGATGCTGAAAGTACTTCTGCTCAATTATATGCAGACCAACAAAGTGATTTTATGGATCCTGTTACTAGAGAGATAGAGTATCTAAAAAGTACAGATAAAGAAGTATATAAAGAAGTTGATAAAAAACAATTTAGAACAGAGCAAGATTTTGTATCAGCTAGAGAACAAGCTACTGCTGAAAGTTTATCAGCAGAAGGTGGTAGGAATGTAGAAGTATTTATAACTAATCTTAAAAAATTAATAGGTAATGATTTAACTAAAAAGCATGAAGCTAGGTATAGAAGAAAATGGCATACTGAAACAGAGCCTACACAAGAAGTATTTTATTTTAGAGATAAAGCTTTTGGTGATATAGAAGTAAAGAGTACAAAAGATAAAACATTTGGTACTACTAGTTTAGGTGAAAGGTATGTTACACTACCTATAAACTATTTAGGGTTTGGTGGTTTTTCATTTATGACACATGGTGTCACTAAAAATGGTCAAGCTTATAAAGTATTAGATTTTGCACCACAAGGTGAAAACGTAGTATTTAAAGTAGATAGCAACAAACTGCGTAAGATAGAAAATAGATTAGAAGAACAAGGCAAGTATATATATAGTGGTGTAAAAGATAAAACCTTTATGTTAATTGCTGATTATGTAGACACATTAGGTAATGTACAAATAACAAAAGAAATGATATTTGATGCTATGTCTAAAGGTGACCCTGTTATTAGAGGTGCTATAGAAAAAACTTTTGAAGCTGGACTTGCATCAGATAAAAATATATTTGGTACAAATAGATTGTATGAACGTAAGTGGATTAGCAATGTGCTGCATCATGCTGCAATGAATGGTTTAGTTAATAGAAACTCTCCTAGCTTACAAGGTTTAGGTTTATTATTAAACAAAGGTTATGGTAAGTCTGTTGCAGATTTAAATAAAAGATTAACTCTTATAACAAACAGAATGACTCCATTAAACCAAGCTAGTTTTACAGAAACTATATCTAATGGTAAAATGAGAGGTATGATAATCAAAGATATAGAGACTACAGGTAATAGTGATACTGATGGTGGATTAATTATTGCACATAAGTTCTTTGATGCAATTGTAAAATATATGGGTTATGATAAAAACGTAGGTCATTTAAAACCAGTTGTTGCTGGCGATACTGGATTAGGAGCATTGTTTACAAAGTCAAATGGACAAAGAGCTACAGGTCGCTGGAATGATTTTATGAAAGAGAATGGCTTAGATTTTATTGTTTTTGATAGTGGTTCTAAGTTAAGAGGTAATTTAGAAGTAAATACAGAGTTTACTTACAATCCTAAATCCAATACTTTTTCTATTAAAAATCCTAAAACATTTGAAGTACCTATTGAGCATATGCAAGTTAGTACAGGTACATTTGAAGACCCATTTAAATCTATTAAGGGTGATGAGATTGCAAGACAATTTTATTTACATGCATCTAGTAATCAGTTTCCAGATTTTGCTGAACAATATTTTAAAGAAATATTAGAACCTAGTTTACAAGGTACAGAAAGAGGAAGATCTTTTGCAGAAAAAGTAAATGAAGTAAGAGCTAAAAATGAAAAGTTATCTGATAAACAGTTAAAAGAATTAGATAAGATAATAGAAGATGCAGACCTTTCTTTGAATGAATTACCATTAGACTTTATAAAAGATACATTACTTAAGTTTCCTGACAGCAGAGTTGCAGGTAAGGTAATGGACAAGATAATGAAATTAGAGGGAGAAGGTAAGTTAGATATAGATTTTGAATTTGATACTAATTCTGACTTTAGGCAATTTCATGCATCTAATAAAATATTAGCACAAGCTATGGCTGGCACATACGCAGTGCGTAATACTGTATTTAAAGAAAACTATCATAATGCTTTAAAGAAATTTTTAGTAAGAAGATTTGCTAATCCATATATCTATACAGGTGGTAAGTCTTGGTTAAAAGCATTTACACCTGACCAGCTATTTACATACAAAGGTGAAAGCATAATAATAGACCCAGAGTATGTACAAAAAGGGATTAAAGAATTAAGAGAGGGCGATGTGTATTTAGACAACATGTTTAAAAAAATGCCTATAGAAACTAAATACATACCAGAAAAAGAATTAGAAGCTATATACCAAAGGAAATTAAAAAATGCACAAAAAACTGATAGCAAAGCTACTATGGAAACTATCGACAAGCGAGTCAATTTGGGCGAAGCTTGGGAGCAATATACTGGGAATAAATCCAGAAGTAACATTAAAGAATGGGATAAGACATTTATGCTCCTCGCTATTCGCATTCCTGCTGATAGTGTCTCTGGTACAAGGCAGTTACGCTTTAGGGGTTTTACAGGGCAGAGAGGTTCTGGTTCGTTCACACACCACAAGGATAATAAATACCTTGGAGGTGCAGATAAAGACTCAGACAGTATCAAACTCTATCAAGGAATCAGTAATGATTTAAGAAAGAAGTTTGTTAAAGTAAAAGATGAAAGAGCAGCATGGGAAAATAAAGATGGCACACCTAGTGATTATGCTAAAGAAATAGATAGAATATTTTCTAATGCAGATTTAGATGCTACAGAAGTGCAAAGATTCAAAGGTTATAATAAAAAAGAAGGTGATAAGGGTTACAATAAAGTAGAAGATATAGAATATCAAATGTTTATGTACAATCCTGCTTACAGATTAAGAGCATCACAGATGGCTTATTCTGCAAAGCAAGGTATGGGTACTAGTTTAAATGCAAAGATAGCTATGCAAAACTTTGCAGATTATATACTTAAGAATAATAATAGTGTTGATTTTACATTTGAAGATGGTGGGCAAACTTTTGTTGCTAACATAAAAGTTAAAAAAGGTAGTGTCATGGGAGTTGACAGAATGCAATTCTTTAGGGATCTTGGTACAGCAGTTGTAAACAAATCAGCAGATGCTAGTACAGACCCTACAATAAAGCCTTCTGTTGCACACACTAGAGTATTGTTTGATGCTTTATTTGATATGAAAGTATATAAAGCAAATGAGAAAACAGGTGAGCTTGATTTAGTAAAACGTAATGGTTCAGATATTAAATTGCCAAAAGATTATTTTGGATATAATCAATTAAAAAGTAAAGCTATTAATACACCATTTTCTACAATACTAGATGCATTAAGAGTAGTAAAGCCACAATCTAGTGTAAGACAAATTTCATGGAGTATATTAAAAGATAGAGCATGGTATAATAAAGATGGTCAAGTCTTGTTAAATTTAACTCCTAAAGAAATTGCTAACTTATTTTTACCCATACCATACATTAAA